TTAGCACTTTTGAACACTATATGGATGATGAACTTCGTGAACGTGTTGCATGGGAGATTTTTATTTAGCTTTGGAAAGATAGGTTAACAATGTAATCTTAAAAATAAAAAGGGGAGTAAATCCCCTTTTACTGTGATACAACTAAGCATTCCATTACTTTTCCACCACCATAAACAGAATATTCGCCTAATGTTCTTGCACCCACCCACATATTTTGAAACGAAAAATAGAGAGTATCAGGTACGTTCGACTTCATATATGTTTTTAAAGCTACCTCCACGTTATTTGTTGAATCGTAGAAGTTATCTATAAAGTAAAATGGAGAGTTTGTTTGCACAATTTTTTTAGAGTTATTATTTAAAAATACAGTATAAGGAACAGATACTTGTTGAACCTGCTCTTCTCCTCCATTTACATTATAGGTAACATTTAATGTTGAACCGGCAAATATTTCAAATTTTGAGTATCTATCAATCAATGGCGTTAATACAAAAATATAGTTACCTGATTTATCTGTTACCATATTGGCGCCCCCAGCATGCTGGTCGACATACTGCTTTGTAGCAACTTGCATATTCTGAGTTGGATCTTCAGCAACTAATAATGAAGAGCTAACCTTTACCGTTTCAAAACTTCCAATATTCATTTGCTTCACACCATTGCCTGCGCAGGTGTAATGAATATCTGAATCAACATTAGCTAATGTGTAGGTAACGCCGTCGGTAGAAGTTGAATCATTCGTATGAATAATACTCTGTGTCACAATACCTAAATTACCACTGTCCATTTTGGCAACCAGTCCAAAATCAACTAATTCACCTATAGAAGCAGTAGTACCAAAACGAACAGCACCAGTCAACGTACCGCCGGTTAGAGGTAAATAATTATGAATCTGCTCATAAACATTATTTTTAGCAATACTAATCTGACCATCAACATATGATTTCGGCGCGGCATCTCCGTTATTCTTAGGAGTTTTTATATTTCGGATTGTTGTTTCATTTCCAAACTGAACCGTGCCAATATTGTTCATTTCTACAATGTCAGTATTGGAGTTACCCGTAAGAACCAAATGTCCAGTATCTTCATTCTGATAGAGAGCATAATTCGCCGCACCGAAACGAACGGAATTATTTACTCCCATATTGATATCGCCGCTCATCGTACCACCAGTCAGTGGCAGATAATCTTCAGTAGGTTTTACCCCAGCAACAGCATTATCAACGTATTCCTTGTTTGCGGCATCCATCCCCTCCACAGGATCAGCAACCATAGAAATCTTTGCGCCGTCAACATCAATTAACGGATAACCTTCGAAGAGAAGCGTATTATTTCCACCCACAATATGGCCGGTATCCATCACGATTTGATTCAGTCCCATAGTGAGATTGCCGGTCATGGTATCGCCAGCTTTCTTAACATAGTCACCTTCTAACGTGGTAATGTCCTGTTTAATATTAGTGATCTCAGTATTAATGTTATTGATACTCGTCTCATTCGTAGTCACACGATTAGTAAGCGAAGCGATATCAGATGTATTTTTCGTAATATTCTTCTCTGCAGTACCCATTCTTGTCGTAAGAGCCGCAATCTGATTATTTACGTCAGTGAGTTCAGCATTAATACCAGTTACTTTACTATCCAATGTTATCTTATTTACAGCATCAAAATCATTCTGAGGATTTCCCACATTTGAAATTCTCAATGGAGAAGGCTCAAACGATAAAGGAGCGTAAAGTTTCAATCCATCTTGAAGGTTAGCAAATTTAAGGGCAACATTGCTACCAATACTCATGTTTAACATATCATTGAGATAAAGATTTCCGTATAAATGGGTATCCCTATGATCGTCGGGTTTACCAACCTGTAAACGACCCGTGTTAAGATCTCCTGATATGTCAGCGGAGCCATCGACAGAAAGACCTCCATAAGAGATGGTAAGTTTACCCGACATGGTATCGCCTGCTTTTTTCACAAAGGTTTCCTTTGCTTCATCCAGAGTATCCGCTGCTTCTTTTGCGGAGTTCGCGGCATCCGTAGCACTCTGCGCTGCCTGTGTTGCGGAGTTCGCAGCAGCGTCTGCCTGTGTCTTTGCGTTCGCTGCCGACTGTGCAGATTCTCCGGCAGAAGTCGCAGACTTTTCTGCTTCAGACTGTGCTCTATCTGCTTGTGTCTTTGCATCTGCGGCAGAGTTTGCTGCGTTCGTGGCTTCTGTCTGTGCTCGATCTGCCTGATTCTTTGCTTCCGTAGCAGATGCAGCAGACTGCGCCGCGGAATTGGCAGATGCTTCTGCCTGTTTCTGTGCTTCAGCAGCAGAAGCAGCAGCGTTACCCGCTTCTGTCTGTGCGCGGTTTGCTTCTGTTTCTGCACGATTTGCCTGCTCTAAAGCATCCGCAGCGGAATTTTCCGCATTATCCGCTTCTTGTTTGGCGCGGTCTGCTTCAGATGATGCTCGATCTGCCTGATTTCTGGCATCTTCCGCTGCCTGCTGGGAAGCTTCTGCGGACGCTTGCGATTTATTCGCTTCCTGTTCTGCCCGATCTGCTTGCGCTTTCGCTTCTTCCATCCATTTGTTGGTCTGTTCAAGAACCTCTTGAAATGCCTTATCAATGATTTCATAGTTTTCATTCATGTCATTGATCACTTCATTGAAGTGCAGATTCGTCTTGTTCATAATCTCGTAGAACGAGAGAGATTCATCATAGATGGTCGGAATAGCTAACTGTGTGTGATAGTGGATATAGCGAAGTGGGTTTAAATATCTCATAGTTACCTCCTAATAATATACGCCGAGGAAGCAATCTTCCAGCTCCTCAATAATCATCACATCAATATTTAAAAGGGTTTCTCTCCACTTTAAAATAAGATCGTTCGGGTTTACACCGTCCCAACCGGTGATTTCACGAATATAATCAGTATTCGTTTTACCCTTGACGTTATGAGTATAGTCCGTATCACGGCTATTTTCATCGGTAAAATGACGATCATAAGTAGAATCAACTTTTGTGTTTGAAGTATCGTTATAGGTTTGATCCGTTGTATTCTCTGAGGTACCGTCATTCGTTGTGTTCTCATTTCCCGAGGTGGAACGAAAATCTGTTGAGGTGGCATATAGATTATTCTCCAGATCGTTCCACGTCAACTGATTCATCGGGGTGTTGGATGCCACATCTTTTACCGTTTCGGAATAAGTTCTGGTACCTTCGTCATGTGTTTTTCCCGTCTGTTTGATATTGGTCTTGGCATCGTCGGTAAAATCAGTTAACGTATTTGCTGTATCAGAAGTTGTCGCAGTGTCATGATAGTCGCTTGATTCGTTTGATGTCTTGTCTTCGGTACGATTTTCATTTCCGAGATATTTTTCAATGTAGTTTCTTGTCCAGAGTTTTTCATATTCTACTTGTGTTGTTTCCCACAGTTGAATATAGTACGGCATGATCTCGCCGAGGGTTTGCTGTAGACGTAGTTTCCAAAACTCTACCGTTTCCTCGCCAATTTCCCGGAAGTAATAATGCCGTAAAATCTTTTGGCAGAGGGTAGGACGATAGGATTCTTCCCAGATGGGAAACTCATAAAATATCTTTTCCCATACGGCGGGGATGATGGTATTTACATCCGTGATCCAATTATTTGGGGGCTTGGTATTGTCGTTGATTACTTGGTTATACAAATATTCGCAATACCAGCGCACCATAGTTGTTGTGCTACTCACTACTGCTCACCCCCTTGGACTGACGCGCAGTTCTTTGCGTAGAGAAGGTATCGTCTTCTGTGTTATCCTGGGTAGTATTATCGGTATAACCTTGCGTATTATCTCCCAGAATATCTGCGTAAAGATTGGAACGAAAGTCTACCGATACATTCGTACCAAAAAGTTCATTGAAATGTTCTACTGCTTGCCGACGAGAAACAAGACCTACATTCTGCGCCATTTCGGAATAACCTAACCCAGCGGTTACTTCATTTGAAACGAGACGCTCGGTCTTTTCCGATGCTGGGGTAACGATACCAAAGGCAGATAACATTTCTTTCCACGTATTAATCTTTTGAATCTGTAACTTATCCGCAATATACGGGATATTTTGATTCAAAATTTGAATGTTATCAATCGGTGTTCCTTCCGAAGTCATAATAAACGGTTGATAGCCAAAGAACTTCTGCATTAGGTTCTTATAGGTCAGTTTCTTTTTCTCTGGTGTTTTGACAATCAGCGCGAACTTTTGCAATTCCACATTGGAAAGAATATTCATTTCAATACTGGTCAATTTCTGTGCGAAGAGATAAGCGGTCGGTTCATCGGGTAACCAGCTTAAATTATTGAAACACAGAGCACAGTTTTTCATATCCAATTCTTTGTAGGTATAATTTACATTTGTACTATACGCTGTGACTTTTTTCGGCAGATTATAAAAATCCATCTCACCGGTAGTCGTACATTGAAGCGAGAGATATTTTTCCAGAATTTCATCGTAAAAGAAGACACATTTTCCGTTGTAAAATAGCAACCATTCGATATATCTTTCATTCATATCTTCTGGAAGATCTCTCCACTCATAGCGAGATAATGCAATATTTCGAATACGATTGTAATAATCGTGAAATATCGCGTTTTTCATCCTTAGAATTGTTTTGTCCGACCATTCTAATGGTAAACCCCTGTTTCTCAATGTCCTAACACTCCTTCATTATTATTTAGATCATAATTTCCGACGTCGGTGGTATGCCAGAACGTGATCCCGTTGGATAAAATCTGCTTGATCATTCGCATATCTCCTACAGGCATGTTTCCGGTCACCGATGGTTGATCTAACTTCAGGTAGTTCCAATATTTTCTTGTATGTAAATTAGGTACCCCGGTACTATTGACGCGATATCCAAACTTGGTGAAGTAATCATCAATTTTTACAACATAACCCCAATGCAGTCTTTTATGAATAATCCAAAAATCCATCGTTTCCATGTTGTAATTCACGCCGCCGACATTGTTTGCGCCTTTGCTCTGGTCTGGTTGGCTTTTGACTACGGATAATCCGCCGAAAGTAGAAAGGCCGGCCTGTAAGGCTCCCATACCAGCCTGAGCAATAGACATTCCCGCGCTTGCAGCTAAGGAACCCTTGGAACCTCCCGAAGAGTTCATCACACCGCTTGCTGCTTGGTTTGCCGAACCTAATGCCGAAGCTAACATACTCAAGGTAATATTGGTATCTTGCTGTGCATAGTAGTTCTCCCACACCCCAAAGTTCCAGTTACATTTTGGAAAACCAGAAAGTTTGATACCGTAATCGTAGTTATTATTGCACTTCATATAGTATGAAGGATACATAAAATAGGTAGGATCTGTACCGAAAGCAAATTTAAATTTAAATTTCATCTTCGTTGCTCCCGGAGTAGGATCGCTTTCTATGATATCCTCATATTTATAATCGTAACTTTGACCGTCGAGCGTGGTAATACTGAAGAAATGATAAGGCCAGCAGAACAGCTTATTGTTTTTCGGCACATAATCATCATCGAGAGTGGAATAGTTGATATCGTATTCTTTTTCATCAACAACCGCGGTACCGGAAATAGCAGTTACCTCATATTTCCCATGATCTGCCGGAGTAACAGAAACGCCTTTCCACGGTACCATGCTAATACTGCTAATCGCCCCAGCTTTTCCACCTTCATTCATTCGCTTTAACCAAGCGTTGCAATTTTCAACTCCATTATTTTCAACATCAAATCCGATATATTTTAGACCTTGATAGGTATTCTGTATGAGCTGTCCTTCTTTTACTTCATCCTCATCGTCAATATCTTCCGATGTAGTGGCCAATATTAAGGAACGATATTCTAAATTATTATCAAACTCCCCCGGGGCAGACCGAGTAACTGGTTCAAATAAACCCGAATTTTCCACCTTGTAATATTCATATCTCTGCATGAAATTCAGATCTTCTTCTATCAGATTCCTTGATATGGTATCATCCGACACATGCATACGCTCGATAAATGATTTTTTAATTTCAAAATCGAAAAGCCATGTTTGCATGACGTCAATTTCAAACGTAATCGCAGTGCAGTTTTCATTGATATATAAAATATCGGAAATAAAGGCATAAAGCCACTTATTACCAAACCCTCCATTCTGAAAACATAGATAGTTACAATCATAGAAATAATCTGCTACGTCTTCCAGAAAGATTGCCCACGTAGAACTATTCGATGCCAGCCGCTGATACGTTAAACCGCTATAGACCTTTTTCGTTTTCGATGCAAAATAGCTTTCCTGCGCTGATTTTGACGTAAACAGAATGGTATCCGTATAGGTGTTATCTAACGGGATTGATTGACACACGCGAACTGTTGTCGATGGGCCAATTAAAGGACGAATCATTTTTTTACCTCCAATTCAGCGATAGCCTACCAAAGAATGGTAGGCTATCATATAGTAAAAGGAAAGGAGTAGAGTTAAGCATTTTCCCGTGTCGAAATGGTAGCCGTCTGGTTAACTGGAAAATACTTCGATTTTGCAATAATGTTAAACGTGTTTGGAATCTTTTCATTTGCAGAAACATGTACTCGAACCTGAGTATTATTTACAACCGTCATGGTTGTTTCGGTAGATTCATTTCCGGTCATTTCCCACTCAAGGGTATCATCTACCGTGCCCGTGGACTTGATCGTCGCATTGATGGTCACATCTTTTGGCAACTGAGATCTCTGAATGATACTGTTAGATGGATTCAGTGTAATTCCTGTAATCTCATTATCTGGAACAGTAAACAGAATCGCATTTGCAAAACGAGAAACAGAAAATACTGTCCACTTATGAAGGAAGTAGTTCCAATACAGTCCTTCCGGATTGCGAACATCTTCAAACTGGAGAAGCACATCGTAAATCTGGAAAAAGCTTTCGTCACACAGAAGCAGTTTTGCACCGGTAAGCTCACCGAAGTTATCAATTAAGATTCTTCTTCCCATGAACTCTGCTTTATCCATGTTAAATGCGGAAGCCAGTACTTCCACATCCATCATTGCATCAAATTCTGCGTCGATGAAGATAATCTGTGAACTGCGGTCCGTATAGGTCGGAACTCCCATAGCGTTGTACTTCGTGGACATAAAGGTCAGCTTATTGCTGTAACCCTTTACCGTAGAAATGATCGACTTCATATTATCCGCAGTAACTGTCGGAATTTCTACCTCATAGAATAAGCCTTTCTTTGCATATTCTACAATCAACTGCTTCATCGTAATAAACTCGTCATATTCCATACCGGAGTACAGGCTGGAAATAATATCACTTACCAGATTGTAAACGCCATCTTCCGACAGGAACGCTCTTTCCAGATCTCTTCTCTGAATTGTCGTTTTGAAGAAATTCTGATAGTCCAGCTTATGGAAAATAGATTTTACATCCGGAATTTCCCGCTTCATGAACTCCGTTTCCGCTGTCTGAGGATCGTAAATCTTTGCCTTAGCAAGAGAAGTGTATACTTCTTCAATGGTTTCTCCGTAATCAAGCATACCCTTTTTCAGCATGGCAAACGGATTCTTGTAAAGCCTTGAAGTAAGAATGACTTTACCGATACGATTTACCAAAGCATCAAGAAACTCATTTGCCAGCCCCGGAAAATTGAGAACCGCAGACCCGTAAGTCTTAATATCTTCCTGCGTTGCTACAGGAACTCTTTCCTGAAAGGAAAGGGATGCGTCATTACGAATCGCATTTAAAATATCTACACCGTTTTTTGCTAATTTCACATTTTTTGGTTTTGTTGCCATTTTTCACACCTCTTAATCTTCTTCCGTCACAAAGACATCATCATAAGTAAGTTCTTCTGCACTATGCGCAGTTTCTCCTTCATCTAATACGGTCGTATCAGAGTCCACCGTAGAATCCCCGTTCATAAACCTTTCTACATAGCGCCTTTTTAAATCATTATAAGAATTTAAGGCATCATCTTTTTCTGCATGAGCGGCAGCTAACGCTTCATCCAAAGTAACAATTTTACCTTCTAATTCTTTGTTGTAATCAGCAATTATTTTTACCGCAGTCAAACCTTCATCAGAATCCGCGAAGCCCTGACTTACAATGTCTAACGCTTCATATACCGTCATTTCGTTTCACCTCCTAAAGTTTTCGCAAGCTGATAAATGTTATTTGCGTTCGTAAGAGCCATGCGATAGCAAATAACAATCGTACGGAGCATATCTTCTGTCAAATTCAAACCTTCTCCTGTACCTTTAATTATATCAGATTTGATCAAATCTTCAATAATTTCTTTTGCGTAATCAGGAATTTCTTCTAATTTCTGGTATCTTTTTTCTGCCATTTCTGTTTCCTCCTTAATTTCTTCGGCTTTATATTTTTCATAATTGGCCCGAACAAATTCCGTATTTCCACGGAATAACTTTACGGTTGTTCGAGTATCTACATGAGTAAACGTCGTATACGTTCCAACCGTATATTTACTATGGTCATAGACATAGGTCTGCACTGCGGCTGGGGGAACTCCGGATACCTGTATATCTGCGGCTTTTCCAAGCGTATGCTGTGAATTGGATACGCCCCCAACTGCCGCATTATGCGACTTCGTACGATATCCCGAAGTAATGAGCACAGGTTTTCCAAAATATTCTCGGATTTGATCCAACAGATCGACTAAATTATCGTCGATTAAAACGGTAGGATATCCATCTTTTGACTGAAATTCTCTTACTTTAAAATACTTACCCACTTGATAGTCTAAATTCGTAAAAGTGCTAACCATCCGAACCTCCTGTTAAATGTACATTCGACGCCGATATATTTTGAATGTGCGTAATATGCGCCCAATAGCCAGCTTTAAAATACTGCTGATAATTTCCAAGGATTTCATCACAACGATAAAACTCACTATCGTTAAAATACCACCACCCGTTACAATAAGACGGAAAATAGGTGCCGGTATACGTTTTCCCATTGGGACGCTTAAAGACTACCGTAAATCTGCGGATCGTAACATCAATCGCTCCGGACTCTCCGCCGCCCCCTTCTCCTCCGCCGCCGGGGTCAGCTCCATTCTGAAATTCACGCCAGTAACCTTCCGAAGCTCCCGTACTGCTCACGGTATTTGACCCATTATTTTTCCAGATAACACGGGAGCTTCGCGTATCCACATGGGTAAAAGTACCGTAAACACCGATTCCCCCGGTCGAAAAGGTTTCTTCCACGTAGTTTGCTACGGCTAAGGGCGGTACACCTCGAAGCTGAATATCAGCGGCTGTCCCCTTGGTATGCTGACTGGATGCCGCACCGCCTACCACGGCATTATACGATGGGGTACGGTACCCGGACGTTATTGTGATCCCCGACCCGAAAACGCCGCGAATCCGCTCCAATCGTTCGACAAGAGCATCGTCGATCAACACGGTATCCGATCCATCATTACACGCAAACTCGCGAACCTTAAAATGTTCCGATACATTAGTGTTCGAGTCGGTTCGCATACTATACCTTTGTACCGCCATTGTTTACCGCCTTTTTAATTTCTTCCACCATCACCTTAATCTGTGTTAACATTTCATTCATGTGCTCATCTGACTTTGTCATCTGATAATAAAAAAGTAGACACATCACGATCGGAAATCCTACCGTTGAAATATAAGACATAAGTTGTTCCATTCGAACCTCCTTTAACGGATCATATTTAAAATCTCCAAACCAATCCGCTTGACGCGCTGGTTTTCAAAATATAGAAATCCCTGCTCATATCCCTGAATCATCAGATTCAGCCACGCAATTTTTCTTCCTCGATTTGCAAAATAGGTATTTTCGGTATGGTCTTCTCTGGTTAATGCATAGGTTACACGTGACTTGTCGAAAGTAGAATCCATATACAGGTAACCATTTCTGCGATCAAACCAAAGCCCATACTCATTATCCAGATACACAAGATTGCATACGCTCTTGACATCCCCGGTTTTCTTTTTAATAAAGTCCTTAGTATCTTCAACATATTCGTTATCTATTGCATATTGTCCGAACTTAGATCCCTCGATCAACTGCCCGAACCGAGTTGATTTTTTCTTATCCCGATAATCTTGCGATAAGGTATGTTCCAAGTAAATTAATCCATTATCCGTTAGTTTCCAACGCTTTTTCCCGTAAGGCTGGGATAAGTTAAAATAATCATAATAAACATTGGAAACATTAATACTATTGGATAGAAAATATACCGGAACATCATTCATTCGAGATATCGTTTCGTAAAGGTCTAAAAATAACCGAATCTCATTTTTTAAGTATTTCTTGCTCTGAAATTCATCAAAACATATGGAAGTAACTCCAGCGTAAGATACGGACTTATCTTTCCCTCCGGTATTTAAATCCACTCCATAGCCCATAAGCTTCCATCCACCTTTTTCTACTTCACGTCCACGCTCATAGAAAAAAGTTCCGCTTTTCCCCGTCGTTACTTTGAATTCTTTCTCCGGATATAAATGCTCTATATCTTTAAAAAAAGACTTTGCCGCCTTTACTAATTCATTTTCAAATCTTCGTAAATAAACAAAATTTTCATCTTTTTCAAAATAATTTTTACAAGCAATCTGCGTTTTAAAACCGTAAGTCTTTCCGTTTCCTCGCTCTCCGGTAATAAAATTAAATAACGCTTTCTTTTCTAAACAATTTTCATAACTATAATACATTCTTTCGCCCCTTTTTAAGAATGTACAGGCGCAGAATAACACTATTCCCATAGCCATGGATGTCCGGGCGGGGCTTAATCCGTGGATTCCCTTCATCATTATTTCCGCTAACCTGTACATAATTATTATATCAAAAAATGTGTGTATAGTCTATTTTAAATTAAAAGTAGTTTCAATTAATACAGCCCCGCCTTCCGTTTGCGTAAGCATTAATTTTCCTGTGTAAATCTGACCTGTTTTAAAATTATCATACGTAACTTGTTCATAGCATTTTGCTGGTAGACCTGCACAGGTGATTAATAACTCACCATCTTTTTCTCCAATGTATCGTTTCGCTCTGATATATCTTGCTCGATCAAATTCTTTTTCAATTTTAAAATATCCTAATTTTTCATTGTCCAAAGGGATATTGTCTGATTTTTCTTTTAAATGTAATGAATCTGTGTCGCAGTAAATAAAGCTATCGTAATTTTTCTGTGCATAAGATATGATATGCTTTCTTGCATATGCAGTCACGAATAACCCAACAGGTAAATAATATTCTGGACGAAATTCTGGTGACATTGTTTGAAATCGTAAAATATTATTTTCTAAGTAAGGAATTTTTTGTGATTTTAACGGATTCGTCGCAAATTTTCCATAAGTTGAATTTTGCATCTGTTTTGAAATAAAACGTAATCCATTATTCCCTTCTCTTCCTGCCTTTTCTTTTACTGCTGCCCATTTTTGGATGAACTCAGTGAAGAGATCTTCTGTCCCACGAAAATAGTAAACCTTATGCACTCTAAAATACGCTACTTCATAATGTTCTAAAAACATTTCATAGTCAACCGAAGTTAAGGTTAAGTTCACAATTTCACTTTTACTATTTTCCAGATACTCCCTTCCGTTAAATAACTGCGAATTTTTAATCTGTATCGTAGGCAATTTACCATCTTTCAACCAAAATTCACAATCAAAATTAATAATAAAAAGACTATATCCGGTTATCTCTTCCAGATCATGGGTGATGATCGGCGCTCCGAATGGAAATATATTTTCTGACATGACATAAGGGTAAAGAGAATTTACATCGTATACGACTACATTCTCAAATTCTTTCCCCTCATATCCCTTTTTTAAATAAGTCCATCCTCCTCGATAGGCATGTCGTAATTCTTTATCAATCGATAATGCTAAATTTTCTTGCTTTGATAAGTTTAAATTCGTAAGATACGGTTCGTCATTTTGCAATATTGGGAAAATTCGTTCAAATTTTTGCTTTCCTATGGTTTCTTTCAAGTCATTCATCGCTGCCGAAGATAAGGTTAGTCGGTTGATGTTATTCTCAAACATTTGATTTAACGAGTCCCTTAAAATAATGACATCATTTTTTAAATACTCAAAATCTTGCTGAGATAACGAACCTCCAATTTCTCGTTCTTCATCGTAATCAATTTCTAACTTCTCAATTCCCAAGTTAAATGTCTTTGGCATTTTACTAATCGGCATAGGAATCAACTTCAATGAATCAACGAAAGTAACTTTAAAAATTTTCGTTACTCTTTTCTGCGACGTATAGAAAAAATTACATTCAATTCTATACCATTGATTTCGATCTGTAATTAATGTACGAAATTCACATGCTTCTTCTAACTTCTCTTGCTTATGTGTCCATCCGTTTTGTAGTAAATAATTTACAATAAAACTTCCGTCAAATTTGAGATTGTGAAAATAGATTTTGCTTCGTTTCTTTAATTTATAACAAAATTCAATAAAAGATTGAATATTTGTTCCACATTCAAAGGGTGACATACAATCTAAATTACTAATCCCCCATGCCCAAACTTCCGTTTTTTCTGGATCCGTTGTTGCTGTCTCTTATACACATCTCCGAGCCCACGAGACCGTACTAGATCTC